GAAAGAAACAAAGAGATCATTAGCACACTCAGTATCGTAGCATTAGTAACTGTTTTGTCGAACGGAGCAAATGCTGATTCAGGTCTTGATACTAAGAACAATCTTAGCCTTGAACAGGCTCAGACATTGGAACCAGCCTCGAAAGAGGTTTTTTTGGTTTCTAAGGCAAAAAAACTAGAGAGTTTTGAGAATAAGGTTTCTCTGACTGATTCAGAATTAAAGGAACTGCTTTCTCTAGTAGGCTTCAAGGGTCAAGACCTTGTAGTTGCTTGGGCAGTTGCTAAAAAAGAGTCTAATGGTCGTCCATTGGCTTTTAACGGCAATCACAAGACTGGTGACTCGTCTTATGGTATGTTTCAAATTAACATGATTGACGCACTTGGTCCTGATCGTAGAACTAAGTTTGATCTTGACTCTAACGCTGAACTATTCAATCCCGTCAAGAATGCAGAAATTGCATACTACATGACAAACGGTGGGGAAGATTGGTCCTCATGGAAGGGCATCACCCCAAGAACAAAATTTTGGATGAGCAAATTTCCTAAGTAAAAAAATAACTAAAGGCACCTATGGAGAAATCTGTAGGTGCTTTTTAGTTTCTTAATATTAGGTTAATCGCTACTCTTGGGGCTTTTATTGTCTCAACCTCATGAGCAAGATTTTTAGGTACAAATATAAAATCGCCTTCTACAACATGAGTTTCATTTTCTAGATTCTCTCCTGTGCGCCAGATCATTTCACCTTTAACTACCCACTGAAACTGGTCAACATAATCTCTATGTTTGCTACCAACCACACCTCTGTTTTTCATTAAAGATACCAAACCAAAATTGCCAGTATAAATATCTGCAGGGTAATGAGAAAGTGCCCACTCTGTAACTGGAGCCAACTCAGGTATTATTGACATATATGTATCTTCTGTGTCGTAAAGTTGAAAAGCCATTCTTGACCAAAATCTACACTTCAGTCTCATATCAGAGGACTCGCCTTCGACAAAATCACTTAAAAGATATGATCTTTCTGGAAACTTTTCTAGGTCTTCTTCAACATACTTTGAAACAACCGACATTAATGTGTCCAAAGATGGCAAATCTGCAAAAGCATTCTTAAAAACATGAATTCTATTTTCTATTATTGCCTGTCTAACAAGGTTCATATCTATACTCATCTTAACCAACTTACTACAGCATATCTCTCTCCAGATATTACTGGAGACACTGAATGATTATATACATAGGTTGATGGAAAAATTAAGAACTCATTGGCTGCTGGCTTATATTTAATATTAAATCTTGGAAAAACTATTTCGCCACCCTCGTAGTTATCATTAATATAATATATTGTTGACATTCTTCTATGATAATCTTTGTGATCATCAATATGGTTTACAAACTTTTGTCCAACTCCATATTTTAATATACTATACTGATCGTGCCAGGTTGTAGAAAGTCCATGATCTACTTTATAGTCATGCTCTAATGGTCCTAGATTTTCAAGAAATAGGTTTGTGAGAGACGAGAAGAATGACCCCTGAAATCCAACAAAATCTTTAATCTCTGTATCGCTGTATGGAATTGGTACTACAAAAGTATCTCTTAGTTCCTTGTTTTTCCCAGGATCTTCATCTCCCGTTTTTACTCCCGCTAATTGCCATTCTATTTTTGCACTAGACATTCCTTCTTCAATATCTAAAACTAAGGATTCAGATTCTTTTATTGCGTCAGAGTATACAATAATGCCTGGAGCAATTTCTCTTTTTTTCATTACCACTTACCTAACGGACAAGATGCCAATTTCATTTTACTTTTTACAGTCATAAAGCACCCACACTTTTTGCATTGTTTTGTTAATTTTATTAATTCTGGACATGCTTTACAGATAGAGAATCTTTCATTAAACAATTCTTCATCTACCCATTCTGTTTCTGGATTAATCATATCCATTGGACCAACAGCAGATTTTTTATTGGTTTCTATTATTTCTTTTATTTTTTCTATACGACTTGTCATATATAAAATTATACACTATTCTTGGTTTTGTGCCCACTCATTACCATCATGAGTTAGAGCGCCGTGAGTAAAGAATAGATCGTTAGGCTCACAGTTTATAGTGATGACAGTGTGATCATAGTCGTGTATTTCTAGGACTGTTATTTCTGCCCAACCATCTGCTGCGTAATCCCACACCATATCTGTAGGAAGAAGTTCTGAAGTCTTCTTCATTGAAACTTCGTCCCCTCTTCTAATCAACAGTATATGGTTTGGAGAAAAAACATCCTCGTTTACGCTAATTATGGACGAAGATGGATGGAGAGTAACTTTATTTACAGTTGTAGTTGTTGGCTCTAATTCTGTTATGTCTTGCTGTGCCGTCCAAGAAAGCAATTCTTCTGTTGTATAGGAGTTCGCAAAGTCTGGAAGTTCTACGGACATAAGAACATCTCCAACCAAAACATCTTCTGCAGCCTTCATGGATCCGTCAGCCATTCTGACCTTTGTCATTGGTGCAAGCGATGCCATGAAGCGTGGTGTGAAACTGAAAGGTTCTGGTGTAACTGCAGGTGTAACTGCTGGGGTTACTGCAGGAGTAACTTCTGGTGTTACTGCAGGTGTTACTGCAGGAGTAACTTCTGGTGTTACTGCAGGTGTTACTGCAGGTGTTACTGCAGGTGTTACTGCAGGTGTTACTGAATCTTCTATACATTCACCAAAGTTTGGATACCAAGTATATCCTGGTGGACATTGTGATGGTGTAACTGCAGGTGTAACTGCTGGGGTTACTGCAGGAGTAACTGCAGGCGTTACTGCTGGTGTTACTGCAGGTGTTACTGCTGGGGTTACTGATGGTTCTACGCATTCATTAAACGATGCATTCCAAACTAAACCACATGCACCGCACTGACTTGAATTAAGCAAACTTGTGTCTGAACAATCTACTGGTGTTACAGGAGTTACTGGTGTTACAGGTGTTACTGGTGTTACAGGGGTTACTGGTGTTACAGGAGTTACTGGTGTTACAGGGGTTACAGGGGTAACAGATCCACTACAGTTTGGAAGTGTTGCTGTTCCTGTTGTAGTACTAGTGCTTGTTAATGAACCAGAACACTGAGAATTTAAATCTGCTATTGCTTCTGCTTCTGTATCTCCAGCACCTGCAAGAGCAGTTCCATTACAACATCCTACTGCAGTCCAGTCTCCTGTTGAACAGTTTGGAAGTGTTGCTGTTCCTGTTGTAGTACTAGTGCTTGTTAATGAACCAGAACACTGAGAATTTAAATCTGCTATTGCTTCTGCTTCTGTATCTCCAGCACCTGCAAGAGCAGTTCCATTACAACATCCTACTGCAGTCCAGTTTCCTGGATCTATGCACTCACCAAATGTTGGAGACCATACTAATCCACAAGCACCACATTGTGACTGAGGAATAAGACCATAATCTGAACAATCTACAGGAGTAACTGGTGTTACAGTTTCTGGCTCAATACATTCACCAAATGTTGGAGACCAAACTAATCCACAAGCCTCACACTGTGACTCAGGAATAAGGCCATAGTCTGAACAATCTACAGGGGTAACTGGAGTTACAGGTGTGACAGGTGTGACAGGAGTCACTGGTGTCACTGGTGGATTACAACTCTGTGGAGATGTGTAAACTCCACCAGTTAAAGTGTTTCCTTGTTCATCGGCAGCACACGCTGCTTGTAGTCCTGTTACTGCTGCACCTGAAGACGCATATGTTCCTTCAACTCCTGCTCCATTACTGCAGCAACCATAATAAGTTGTTGGTGGTGTTACTGCTGAGTAATTCCACATTGTTAGGTTAACACTTGATCCTGATTCAACTTGGGTTCCTGCTGAAGGAAATTGGCTTTGAACCTTGTCAGCATTTGCAGGGTCAGATGTTGCTGATCCCGTTGTAAAACTTCCTACTGACAATCCTGCTGTAGTGATTGCACTTTGCGCTGCAGAATTTGTTAACCCAACAACACTAGGCACTGTTCGCATTACTGGTGGTGTAACTGGTGTTACAGGAGTAACTGGTGTTACAGGAGTGACATCTGGTGTTACAGGAGTAACATCTGGTGTTACAGGGGTTACTGGTGTTACAGGGGTTACTGGTGTTACTGGTGTAACTGGTGTAACAGGCGTTACTGGTGTAACTGGTGTAACAGGGTTAGACGCAAATACTGGAGATAAAGACAAGTTTCCAACACAGTTACCGCTAATTGTATATCCACTAGCAATGTCTGCTGCAGATACATTAGGGTATGCAGTATTTAATCCGCAGTTTGTATTATCTGAAATAAGTGAATAGCCAAGGAAAGCACCATCACTGCTAAGCAAAGAGTCAGGAATGTTTGTTGGTATTGTATATGATGTAGTGTATGTTGTATTTGGAGGACAATCTGTTACTCCAGGACCACAGTTGTATGTCACATTAAAGAATGTTTGAGCATTTGATCCTTCATATATATCACCATATGCAACCCAAGCATTTTCTGCAACCTTTAACAAAGTTACCTGTCCATACTGTGTGTCAATAAATAGTTGTGATCTTTTGCTATTAATTGTTACTCCTGCTGCTGCAACAAACTGAGTTACTCCTGAACCCATTTCAATTAAGTTGTAACTAGACCCTACTGGAATTGCTACAGATGAGTTTGTAGGAACTGTAAGGTCCATTGTTGAAGATGTATTGAGAAGAATTGTTTTTGATACGTCTGTTAGAGCCAATGTAAAACCTGTATTTTTTGTAATTACGCTTTTTTGTGCAGAAAGAGTGTTTGAAATACCATCTATTTGGTTTTGAAGATTTGTGTCAGCAGTTGTTCTGCTTGTTGCCTCTGAGGAAATTGCATTAGATAAAGATTTTAGGTGTCCTGCGACTGACTTTGTGTTGATACTTGTTGCTGTACCATTTAAATCATTTGAAGTTGGTATAACATTTGATCCATAATGATAAAGTCTTAATGCTTCCTGAATATCTGCTGCATCTTCATAGCCAGGTATCTTGGTTGGGTATAACCCAGAGCCATTTTCAGTATCATCAATAAATTCAGCAGCCATTTAATATCACCATCTTAGATTATACCACCGTAATTAGGAAATGAATATAGACGGTTCTATTTAGACCAACCCAACTTCCTCCTGAAAATTCAACGGCATTTATATCAACTGGCAATATCTGATCTCCAGTACCTGCCTGAAACTCTAAAGGTTTAACTGTAATTGAGTGAGCAATAGGGTTTGCAGGGTCAGAGAATGTGCATTGGATATTAAAATTTTCTGCTGTTAGTCCACCAACAAGGCTAAGTGGGGCAATATTAGATACCTTAAAGTCTACTTCGCTTGTTGTCTTGCCATTTGTAAACGCTACCTGTCTAATTACACTAAACTTGTCTGTCATAAGTGTTGCTGTTTCTACCCAAGTATTTACGCCAGAAACATTTTGGTATTGGTACATAACTAAATAGTCTTCATCTGTAGCCTGAACATTTATATACAAATCAAGCAGTTGCAATGTAACAGAATGTGATACTGTATTTGGGTTTCCGTATCCTACAAGGAAAAGGTTTCCTCTTTGTCCTTGTGGTCCAAAATCTACTTCGACATTTACATTTGCTGTACCGCCAATTACTTTAACATCTTCTGGTGATACAAAAATATTTGTCATTGTACCGTCCACTTAGGATAAAGTCTTATGTCTCCATTAATTAAAGGAATAGTAGATCCTGCGGTATATACGGTTCCAGTTCCGTCAGCAGATCTTGACCAACCAGAGAAAGAGTATCCAAGTCTTGCAAGTGTTCCGTTATTTGCAACAATGACGTTTTGGTTTGGAACATATTCTGTTGTATCTGTTGGCACTTGTCCGCTTGTTGCATTTGTATTATTATAAATAACTCTATATGTGGCAGGTGCTCTATTTGGTGATCCAATCCCCTGTGAAACATCATCTGTTACAGAAATAGAGCCAGTTAAAAGTGTCAAAATTTTATCGTATGTTCCTGCTCCTTGTGAATAAACCTGAACGTCATACTCATAAGTAATAGAAGAGTTCATCGCTGCTCCATTTTCTGGAGTTATTGCACAAGTTATATGGGTTCCATCTGTTGAGATTATTGCGCTACCAGTAATTTGATTTGCAACTCCTGCTGTACCTCTTACCTCTGCAATTTTAAATGTGGCATTGCTATAGTCGTTTAGATAAAAGATAGAGTTATCTGTTTTTTGAGGGTAGATCTTAAACTCATGGGTGTCACCCTTGTAGTAATTTATATTGAGTTCTCCTGGAAATGCCATAGTTTTATTATACCACGCTGACATATATAGATTTGAGAATTACTGATGCGTCATAATCGGTTCTAATTTGAGGAACTGCTCCGTTACCCCATATTTTTTGGTTTTCAATAAAAACCTGCTGGGTTACAGTTATTGGATAGGTATGTTGATATTTCATTGAGCCTATAAACTGAGCAATGTCTAGTTCGCTGTTTGGAGAATATGTTCGAATCCAGGCTTCTGTGTTACTGCTATATGTCGTTAACTCAAAACTGTAGGTTATAAATACTTGAGAGCCTTCTTTAAGTCCTTTAAAATTAAAGGCTCTAGCGTGGTCATTCCATAATGAAGCACAATCTTTAGGTAAATATCTTTCGTTTGATAATTCATCAGATAAAACAAAAACAGTTACCCATCCATCGTCTCCCTCAGATATTCCAAGTTTAAAAGGTTTTTCTATTTTATTGTGATAAGAAGCCCATCCTGCTTGCTGTCCTGAAGACGATAGAGAACTTAATCCTTCTCTTCCTTCTGGTCCTCGTGGACCTATTTTTCCTTCTGGTCCTTGAGGCCCTTCTTTCCCGTCTGCACCATCTCTACCATCTCTACCTGCAGGTCCCTGTGGCCCAGTTGGTCCAGGGACTGGAAGAAATGAAAGAACGTTATCTACAGAGGTAGATGCCTGACTTTGTTCTACTTGTGCAGCATAAGAAGATTTTTTTGCACCTGGAAAATCCATAGATTTAGAAACGGCCATGGGTACATTATCTCACGATATTAAGTAAGTGACTCTATAGATGTAATGATTCCGTTGGTAACTGTAACAATTTTAGAGTCTGATGTTTGGAATGTTCCCGTTGCTCCCGTTGGCAAATCTCCAAGAGTTGCTACAACTTTGTCTGCATCAGAATAGCCAGATGTTCTTGCGCTATTAATTATTGCACCACTATATGTATTGATATTTACTGAAGAAGGAACGGCATTTGAAGTAATGGTAACTTCAGGCGCTGCAATAGTTACTGCTCCAGAAGAAGCCTGTAGATATATATCTGCATCATTAACCTCTAAAGCAAGATCATTATCACCTGAATTTATAAGTCCCAAGACTTTAAGGGCACCAAAATTAGTAGGTCCATACAAAGTTCCATCTTCAGCAAACACATCAGTTCCTGGCTCACCTTTTGCTGCGAGTAAATTCCAAAATCCTGGAGAAGGAGTGTCTCCAACATTTCCGCCATTAGCACCAACACGATACCAAAGTTGTCCGTCATATGTTGCTATATCTCCAACGGCATATGATGCTCCGCCATTGTATTCTCCTGTGTAATTCCAAAGTGCATCTGCACCATTTATACCATCTGCACCTTTAGGAATCCAAACCTCCCATTGTGCAGTGTTTCCAACTGGATCTCCAAGTTGTCCACTTGCTTTAGCAAGATAAAGTTGTCCGTCTGATCCTCTAACTACTGCAATGTCTGGAACGTATCCGCTATTTGGATTGTAGTTTCCTAAATAGTAAATTCCAAAGTCTGCACCATTGGTTCCGTTAGTTCCATTGATACCATTTGCACCTGCTTGGCCATCTGCACCCTTTGATGCAATTAAATCAAACTTTGCAGTATTTGTTGGAAGTGTTCCAGCAGTTGTTGCTGACTTTGTATAATAAAGTTGTCCTTGGTAGGTTACTAAATCTCCAACTGCATAAGCAGCAGCAGGGTTGTATGCACCCTGATATGACCATAGAGCAGGTGTTCCTGGCAAACCATTTTGACCTGCTGGTCCTTGCTGACCTTGTGGTCCTGGAGCACCTTCGTCTCCCTTGTCTCCAACTGCGCCTGGCATTGGAACAATTTTAATAACTGCCATTATAGTGTACCCCCTGGTGTGATGTCGCCTAATACATGTATGGTTCCAATTACAGGAGTCCAAACAGTATCTTCGATTAGTTCTGGAATAGTTACTTGAACATCAAATGGTAGTTCTGCAACTGTTCTTAAATATTTTAATCCCCAATTTTTTGTAACTGATGGATGAGCCTTTATATCAACAAATCCAGGACCAGGCTCACATTCAAGAGCGTCTAGAATATCTCCAGATTGATCATAAGCGGTTGCTCTAAAAATCCATCCATCTGTATCATAAAAATCTACTTCATTGGGCTGTAAAAACTCAACACGAAGGGAGCCAGTATCTCCTCTGACAACACGCCATTGGATGTTTACTGGATCAGCGCCGAAAATTTCTGGGGAGCAAGTAGACATAATGTGATTATACCATAAAAAAATGACTAGTACTCAGGCTGGTGGGTATGAAAGACAAACCAGAGTACTAGTCAATATAAATTATATCATATCAGGACAATACGGACATGTATATAAAAAGTTATCAAATTGTTATTGTCTGTAATGTCCGTTTTATACTGGTTTGTCATATAGTGTCAGGATGTCGGATAGTGTATACTTAAAATATATAAGAAAAAAGAACTATCTTTAAGGTTTATATATAGAAGATATCTTATATATAGTATATAGGAAGTTTACTTGCTAAGTCTGTCAATATGGTCAAGTAAGATTTTATACATTTCGTCAAGTTTTTTCTCTTGTCTATCTCGTGACATTATAGAGTCTATTCTTTGTTCGTCTAAAGCAGTTTCTAATCTTGAGACTTGATCTTTTAAACTTGATCCAGAATTGGGTTTAAGTTCGCTGAGATAATGTTTTACCATCCACTTGATCGCAAGAGCGATTGATGATACAATTGTAAGTATAGCGACGATTAATGAGGCCCAGTCTTGAATTGTCATAACTAGATTATTATAAGGGGTATTTAACAAAAATGAAAACAGACATACTCAAAACACTTGAGCATTCCAAGAATCTTATTATATCCCCCGACATGGATGGTTTTATGTCCGCAAAATTACTGGAGCGTTTTAACGGTTCGAAAATAGTAGGATCATATGATAAAAATATTTTGTGTCTCGCCGACGGTATCAATCCAGAGGAATGTCTTTTTGTCGACTGTGATATGAATAGGCCAGGGTATGTGTCAATCGGAAATCATATGAGACTCCTAGAAGATAACATAGCGCCTAACTCATTTAATCCGAATGTACACTATAAGGTCAACAAGTATCGAGAAAAGTTTCCGTTCGCAACTGCGTTTTTAATTTCGTTCGCAATAGAGGCTGATACATCCGATGAAGACAAAATACGCATGGCATTCGCTGACTCTACACTACGCAATATGGAGTTCTACAGCGAGAACATGCGAAACTGGTCTACAAGGATGAAGTCTGCAGAAGTATCCTATGTTATGGAAAACCTCGAATCCACAATAGAGTCAGATAATAAATTTAGAGAAGTATATGTTGATCAAGCATTTACAAGTAAAAGGTTTGGCAAGACAAGATATTTGGATAACCTTAATAAGGCCCTAGAAGCCGAACAGATGGCCTTTGAACCAATAGTTAGTGGTATCAAGTACATGTCAGACAAAGTCGGCTTAAACACCGTCATAAGGTATAATAGAGATATAGTTTCATATGCTGAGATATTCGGAGGCGAGTTTTCAGTCACATATGATCAGGAGATAGAATGGAAATAAAATGACAAGAGAAGAAGTTGTAACATTAATGTGCAATACCGTTGACGAGTTCAACAGATATAGTGCTGCACAGAATAACTTTTCAGCAGAACAGATTGAAGAGTTTATCCTAGCAGGACGTGAGCAAATGGAGTTTGTTAATGGTATGCTCTATGACGTTTTGAGAGATCATGGAGTTATTGCAGAATGGAACTAAAGCAATATTTGATGAATTGTGATTTAGAGGATCTTTCTGAGTCTACCCAGGAAAAATACGAACATATTGCAAATATGCGTAAATCAACTGAGGAGTATTGGCGTAACCGTATTACTGCTGAAAATCAATCAAACTAGTCTTTGCAAGAACAATTAGTGCAGCAGGTTTCTGAAAATAATTTTAGTGCCAAACCATCGTTTTCTGGTCTACCCATATCTTCCCAAAATCTTTCTCTACCCATAGCATCTGTTTCTCTTATAGGTGATGATTCGGTCTCAAGATCTATGTCCCAGGCGTTTTCGAAATTATCTAATATTCCCATGAATTCATTATACCGCAAAATCTGAAAAATTTTTAAAATTCAAATACCTCAAAATCTGAATATTTTTACCAGATGTATGATGCGTGATTTAAAAAACAATAGGGCAAAAATATAGTGAGCACATACTCGGGCTTTTTTCTTGATGCTAACTAATTTAGTAGGCGGTGCCTAGTAACTTTTAATCACTGGCACCTACCTAATAAATATCACCACGCCATGTTAACTAGTTTTACTTAGTATAGGAACGACTTTGCGATCTACCCAAGCCTTCATTTTTTCATTTTCTTTTGCTTGTTTTAGGTCTATGTTAGTAATTCCAACATCTCTTAGAATTTTGCTAGTTTCTACTACAATAGTTTTAGCGAATGCAACACCTAATAGTTTTAATCCTATTGGTATAGCAACAACTGCGCCTATTGTTAGAACTAACATCATAACAGCCATAAAGATAAGTGAGTATTGAACTACATTAGCAAACCATTCAAATGGTGCTGAAATAAAGTCAAACATTAGCCTCCTATATAACTTCTACATTAGTGATGTCTGTAACATGGTCAATTCTCCATGTGCCGTTGATAATTTCAATAACCTTTTCCCATGAGTGTACTTCATAGACAGGCTGTGAGGTCTTTCCATCTTTTCCAACTACTGTAAGTATAACGCTATTCATTTATTTATCTCTTTTCTTTTGTGCATAAGCAGGGGTTGATTGTTATTTGTTTACCCTTTTGGGTAACGATTGCTAGGGTGCTACATTGTGAGCATAGGTATAGGTGCATTAGAATTCACTATCCTTATCTAGTATAGTAGGGATAAGTACTAGTATAGTGCATAGCACTGACAAGGCTAGGACAATAATAGGCAGGCTCATTAGATACACTCCTCACAAGGGCATTGTGGGAATTGTCGTTCTTGCTTAATTTTATTAGCAAGACGAATAACCTTAGCGTATGTAGTAACGCTTGCACCTCTAAAGTTAACAGGTTCGCCATTTGCTACCTTTTCAGCAGCAAGGGCAATTCGTTGATTTAGTGATAAGTGTCCATAGGTAGAGGACTCAATGTAATTAGAATCTAGTGTAGTCATTTGTGACCACCTTTCGTTAGTAGTTAATAGGGGCTAAGTTTTATTTGCTTTAGATTTATTTGCTCTATTTCTAGAGGCTCACCCTAAAGGCTCAAACTTTTTTATTTAATTGTTATAGTAATAATACTAGCAGACATTTTCCGTACTGTCTAGTATACTCACTAGTAGTCTCACTATGTGGAGCGTGTACTATGTGATTTAGGTCACTTATTCGCTAGGCTCATATAACAATTCGTTATCTTATTTGCTAGGCTCATAACCTTTTATCTCTATTTAATTTTTCTTATACTAGTATAATAACACATCTACCCCTAAAAGTCAAGCACTAATACGGCGTGTCGTGTGTGATTTACCTCACAGGGCCCCGATCTATACCCCCCTATATACACCCCCCTATATAGACCCCCCCCTATATAGGGCCTCGGGCCCTGTGGATAACCTGTGTATAACTAATGTGACCTACATCATATGTGTGCTACATCACAATGTCCGTTTTGCCCTATTTATACCCCTCAATTTGTCAGACCCCCCTGCTATACTTACTAGTATAAAGAAAGTTAAATAAAGGTTATTTAACAAGAAAGGAGTCAGAAATGACAAACTCAATCTTTGCAAGAGTCGCTACACTTAGCGACTACCCACAGGGGCTAATGAACCTCTGTCAATGTGGTCAGGTTGTTTTAGCACCTGCTACAATTCACGACATCTGCAAAACAGATGGAACTTGCTACCACTCACAATGTGGTCGCTCTCTCTAAGCAATTAGAGAAATAAAAAACTTAATAAATAAAAATTAACTAACAAAAAAGAAAGGTTGTCAAAAATGATAACACTAGAAATAAAAAAGTGCGTAGAGCACAATCCAATGAAATCTGCTATCTCAGAAATTGGAGATGAGCAATTTACTTTCTGTCAAGATTGTGAACAAAACATTGAGCGTTGGTATAACGATACTGACCCAGAGCGTCTACCTATGTGGACAGATTGGAAGGTTTCTAAATGAAAACTAATTTTGAGATTGCACAAGAAATAAATACTCTTGCTAAAAAACACTATGGTGAAATGGATTTAGCATTTTCTTGGGGCTGTGCCCAAGCATTGCTAACTGTAAAACAATTAGAGTTAATTCTTGGAATACTAAAAGAAAAAGAGGAAAACTAAATGAGTTTTTATCAAACTTTTTTTGAAAGTGGTAATGCACTATTCTGGTTCTCTATGATCTGTTTAGGTTATGGCTTTTATTCATTTGTAAAAGAATGAATTTTTGGCCCCGAGATTTTCCCTCGGGCCGCTTGTGGTGTAAATCACAGTAAAAATGTCCGTTTTGTGCGTGTCTAAACTTGACTTTTTGAGATTTTTAGTGTAGTATTCTACTATAACAATTAAATAATGACAGTTTAGCCAATGAGCCTAAGCAAATAAATGTGATGCAAATCACAGTGAGCCTTAGCAAATAAGTGGCAAATTTGTCAGCCCCCTCTGATAAGATAGTCTTATCAACTTAACGAAAGGAAGTCAATAAATGACTTACACTGTAACACTAGAAACCTTTAATGGTTCTACCAAAAAAATCAACCTTGCCTCTAAGGGTGCGGTTGCTCAATTCATCTCAACTTATCCAACTCAACTGCCTGTTGGCGTTGCGGTAAAAATCGCTTGCGATACTCTTGGAATTAGTGGCACACTTCGTGGCACTCGTACACTTACTAACTCAAACTAAAGAATAGGAAAACTAAAAAAATGGTAAAAGTAAATCACTCTCTAAACTTCGTTACAGAATTTGACGAAACACATCCAATCTCTCAGCGATTTTTGCAATTAGATGAAATCTCACAAATTAAAATGCTTGAGTCAATGTTAAAGGACCTACTTGTTCCTGTACTGCTTCCAGAAATTAACAAAATTAACGAAGGTGGCTCTTATGCAATTCTTAAGGTGGCAGAATAATGATGACACGCAAGGACTACGTAGAAACTGCAAAAATTCTAAATCAGTTTACAACTGAAATGGACTCAAAAACTTTTCAAGATTTAGTTTTTGAATTTAGCGAATGGTTCGCTTCAGACAATCCAAGATTTGACGAAAATAAATTTTGGGATGCCTGCGTAAAAGAAATGGAAAATGCATAATGAAAAAACTAATAGTAATACTATCACTAGTACTGTTGCCAATTGTCTCAACACAATCAGCACAAGCAGACTGGAGACACTTATACACACCTCAGCAATTAGATGCTATGGCATCAAACATAAAGCAAAGTGTAATAATGAAGTGTTATGTTAAGGGAGTTCCAGTTCTTCAAACTCAGCCTGTTGTTTACAGGACTGCTGGTAGAGCACCTTACACAATGTCAAACATGGCAGTAAAACTTAAAAGCACTCAAGGACTAATGACAAAAGAATTTGTTAATAATCCAACTAACGCTGAATACATGAAGTGGTGGTATTCTTTAACAGAACCTGGAAACTTTCCTCATCCAGAAACAGGAAATAAAAGAAATGAGTTTTCTCCTTGCGTTGGCATTGTTAATGGAACTTTAGACATTGACAAATTTGCAAAAGATTCATTGCGTTGGGTTCGTAAACCTCAAACCCTAATACCTTAATACAAAAATCCTGAGCATGATTTCAAACTGCTCAAATTTTGGCCCGAGTGATCCCTCGGCGCTGACGGCGTGTCGTACACAGGTTATCCACAGGCTTACTTTTGTGAGATTTATCACATAGAAAATGTCCGTTATGCCCTATTTTGGATTTGATTTTGTCAGTGAAAAATGGTACGCTTACATAGTAATAAGTTAATCAAGCAAAAAAGAAAGGCAGGCATAAAATGTCAGCACTTGTTTATACAACATCAGCCCTACTAGAGGGAAAATACTATCGTTCACGCTCACGCAGACTTGAAGGAATTATTCAGGAAGCGGAGATTGCTCCAGAGATTTACTATGGAGAAAACGATACCGCTTATCGCGTTCGTGTTCGTCCTCAATTTGGAGATAACCCTAAGTCTTGGGGTAAAGATTTTTGGGCAGTAGTCGCAGTAAGAAAGGAAAATGTCTAATGGGATACATTGAGATTTTTAGAATTGACAATGAGGGGGCAGGTTGGATAGACTTGTCTCAGGCAACAGATAAAGAATTGCTAGACCTAGAAATAGGTTTATTTCAGGAAGGGGCTATCTAATGGCTAAGATGAAAACACTATACACAGAAATAACTACTTGCGACCTATGCTATGGTACAGGTTGGTTATACTTTGGAAATGGCGAGGACTTTGATACAGAGTCTTGCGATTGCAACCCACATCAATTATTTATCACTAAGGAGAATGACTAATGAATGAATACCTATACTCAGTTACTACTACTAACGATAGTAACACTAGCCCTGATTGGGTTGGTCGTTATGCAGATGCTTTATCTGCCGTTCAGGTTTTTGAGAGATTTGTAGACCACGGAATGGCTAATGAATTTCGTACAGTTAATTTATCAGAGCCGTCAGGCAAAATGCATACAAAAATTTTGTATCGTAATGGAAACGTAGGGGGTAAGTAAATGGGAAGTGTTACAGCAATTGGATTAGCAGATAGCGTCCTTGATTTAGAAACACAATTGGCGTATCACTTGCAGGGTAATCACTATCCTCCAGTACCGCTATCTATGGTACAACCTTGCATAGAGGCTATTGACGCATACTATGATGAGGACTATGAAAGATTTATTGCTATGCCTGAAGGCGTATTCTATAAGGGAATGAGCCACGCACCAGCGAGAGCAATTGTAGACCAGCACCACCTATCTTGGTTTATTGACCCAGCAGATGAATACGGAGATGAATAATGTCTGATACAATGATTGCTATGGATTTAATACACGCTGATAACTTAACGCCAGATCAATTGATGCTTGGTGATTTGATAAAGATTGAAGATGACATCGTTGAAATTATTTTTATTGAATGTGATTCAACGGGAGATAACTATGACATACAAACTGAAAACGAATTTGGTGAAAAAGAAATTGTGCAATTTGCTTACACTGATTTAATTCCGTTGTATGTTTTTATTGATGACAACTAATTAATTTTTGGGGCCCGAGGAATTACTCGGCGCTGATGGGCGTGTCTGTGGATAACCCTGTGGATACTCATCAGTAACCAATATAAAATTTCTTTAAGATGAGCCATTTTCTTTTCCCCAAATTTTGAGGCGGGAAAATTTTTTGTGATCTTAATCACACAATTTAGATTTGACATTTTTAGTAGATGTGTGTTAGTATTACTATATGAAGAAAACAAATGAGGAATTACGCAGGCTTATGGAACTAAGGCGTTCTAACGCTGCCTCTGCCGTACCCTCAAAGAAGGCTTACAACCGCAAAAAATGTCAGACCCAAATGCTACAATTAAAGAAAACAAAGGAGACCCCCTAATGGCCAATATGTACGAAGATGAAATGTTTGATGAGTACTACTCAACAACCTGTCCTGAATGTCAAGAAAATGCGGTAGACGCATATGAAGAAAAATGCACTCATTGCTTACTGGAGGAATTGTCCGCTACTTACAACGAAGACATTGCTCTAGAAATGAGTCTAGGCCTTGACTACTAATACACTTAAACTAAAACGCTCTAACGATAGAAAGGTGGCTAACCTTGTCACAAAAAATGGAAAACAGGCTGCAATCGCCAACACTTTTGGATTACCTGCTGGAAAGGCTTTCTCGTGCCCTGGTGCCACTAGCGTATGTGAAAGTGTATGCTATGCAGGAAAACTTGAAAAACTCTTCAAAGGCGTAAAGGCTAACCTTCTACACAATTGGGACCTGCTTAAGGACGCTGATCAATTAACTATGGAGACATTGTTAACTGAAATGATTAACGAATTCCGTGCAGACTGCGTAAAGAAAGACGCTCCTATGCTATTCCGTATCCACTGGGACGGTGACTTCTTTAACGATGACTATACCAACGCCTGGAAGAATGTAATCAATAAAAATACTGATATTCAATTCTGGGTATACACACGTGTGAGATCTGCTGCACTTATTCTTAAGGATGTATCTAATCTATCATTGTACTTCTCTGCAGATAGCGAGAATGTTAAAACTGCCGTGGATCTAAAAATTAATAGCGGTGTGCGTATGGCATACCTTGCTAAGAATTTTGCTATTGGCCAGGCAGATGTTAAAGAAATGATAGGTCGCCCTGCTGCTAAGTGTCCTGAGAATAATAAACAAATTCCACTTATCTCAACTAATGGTAGCGCTTGCGTTTCTTGTTCATTGTGTGTATACTCTAAGAGTGATATTATTTTTTCTGCGAGTAAAAAGTAAATGAGTTTTTGGTTTTATTTACTCATGATACTAATCATAATGGTTAGCATGCTAGGAGGTTCAGGTTAATCCCTGAATTTTTCCTCGGGGGCAGGACTGGTCATTTGTCAAGTCCAACACGCAGGTTTACGATGTGATGTTTATCACCCCCAGATTTTGGCACAGGATTTGTATTTTTTGTATTTTTCTGTTAAAATTGTATTATAAGCAAGAAAGCCTAGTGACTCAAATCACATAGATAATGTCTCACATTTTGAGATTATTTGGAAATGGATTTGTATTTCTTAGATTTTTTTGCTACACTTAATACATAAGCAAAACCAACCTAACAAAAGGAGAAACAAAATGACAGTAGCAACAGCAACATACAAGGTGGGCGACCTCTACACTTCACAGAAGTCAAAGGTGACAGGAACAATCTTGGAAATCGCACCATCAAAGACAGGTGACACAGTTCGTGTTAAGTTAGATGTAAATGGCAACACACGCTGGACAACTTGGACGGCTAAGTAATCTAATTACTTATTCCTGAGCAAGAATTAAAAAGGCTCAACTTGTCAGACCTACCCCCTATACTATAAATAACCCAAACAGAAAAGAGAAACCCAATGGCACGACAGAAAGCAATCTCAGTAAAGATAGCAACACCAAAGGTAATCAAGGCACTAGAGCAAGCACTTGCTACACTAGAAGTCAATTACACATCACAAGAAGCAAACGAAGCGAAGTATCAGAAGCAACACGAAAAGTGGAAAAAGGAACTTATTGACTATGCCGTAGCAAACATCAAGAAGGCAGAAAACTTCCGCACTAACTTCCGTTCTTGGAACAATCAACTCAACATTGACTTTGACCTAACAGTATCAGAAAAGGACTTGCCTAAAGAGCCTGTAAAGGATTTTGAGTCAATGTCTATCTATAACTATCGTGAGCAGAAAGAGGAAATCTCTAATGCTATTCGTATTCTAAAGATGACAGATGAGGAAACAGTTTCCACATCAACTTATCAAGCGGTGGCTCGCTACCTATAATTAGGGTAGGAGGCTCAGAGCCTCTCCTAAAACGACCTGAGTATGTCGCTAAACTGCTCACACAATTAAATAATTGGGAGTGGGTTTCAAACTAACCTAGGTGCCTGCTCCCTTTATCTTTCTCCCCTGCGTTCTACGCTATTTATAGCAAATGTCCCCTGGGGGGATTTCGCCAGGCTGATTAGGGCGATCATAGAAATACTATAGAGCAAGGCTCCTGCAGGCCTAAAGAAGCAGACATCCTGAGCAGGATCCAAAAAGGCTCCCCGCAAGGGTCCTTGACAATTGTCAGTGGCCAGTAGTATAATTAAATTAACCAACAAACAGAAAGAGGCCCCCAATGGACCAAACAACAGAAGATAAAGTAGTAAACGCAACAGAAGAATTTCTTCGTGATTCTCTTGCAAAAGCAACGTTGCGTGTAGCACAACTTGAAGAGCACATTCAAAAAGTAACTCAGCGCTCATATGGTGAGGCTGCAGAGCGTAACCGTATGCGTAACGAAATGCAAGAGTGGACCTTGGAAGCAATGGAGCACGGAACAATCGATGAGTCTACTGCAGAAGAAATTGCAAACATTTGCGGTTTTGAATTAACAAAAGAATTTGAATTAGAAGTTGAGGTTCAATATTCTATTACCGTTAATGCACGTAGTGAAGAAGAGGCAAAGAACTTAATCTATGATATTGATTTTGATTCAGTTTCTTATCCTGAAGGGGTAACCTATTTGTCATCCAGTGTTGACAGAATAGATATTTAGTAGGGGGCTACTAATAAACCTGAGCACGTTTAAAAACTGCTCACCTTAAATTCCTTGAAAAATTTCCCCGAGGGGCCTGTGGATAACTTTTGTCAAATCGACACGCCGTTACGATGGGGTGATCTTTACCACAATGTCCAATTTATCCCAATCTAACTATCCTGATTTGCATATGTCAGTCAGTCCTGCTATACTTAAAATATCAACACAACAGAAAGAAGGAATATCGTGGCTCACGATTTAGAAACACAAAATGGCAAGACCTCATTCGCATCATTCCGTGAACCTGCTTGGCACGGATTGGGTACTGTATTCACAGAAGAAAAAACCACAAAAGAAATGTTAGATTTGGCTAACCTTTCTAATTGGAATGTTCGCCTTGAAGATTTGGAAACCCCATCACATCTAACAAGCGATAAAAACTATCAGTACGTTTTGCGTACTAATCCTACAGATTCAACACAGACAGACATTCTTGGTGTCGTTGGTGAGCGTTATCACGTTATGCAGAATGAAGATTTATTCTCATTTGGCGATAACATTCTAGATGGTGGCGGACGTTGGGAAACGGCTGGAGCAATTAAGGGTGGACGTGTCGTATTTGGTGCATTAGCACTAGAGCGTGAAACTGTCCTAGACCCTAGCGGTGTTGCAGATAAAATCAAAACTTATCTTCTAATCAACACATCACACGATGGTTCAATCGCTATTCAAGCAAGCATCACGCCAGTTCGTGTCGTGTGCGCTAACACTCTCAATCTTGCGCTTAATACAACACGCAAGAAGAATGGTGTCAAGCAATCTTTCAAGATTCGTCACACACAGACAGCACAAGGAAAAATTCAAGTTGCTCGTGAAACTCTTGGGCTTGCTCATAAGTATATGGATTCTTTTGACCTTATGGCTAAGGCTATGATTGAAAAAGAAGTTTCTGCTAAGCAATTCAACGACATCATTCTTGCTGCATACCCAAAGCCTGAAAAGGATTCTAAGGGTGCTTTCAAGAAGTGGGAAAATAAAGTTGATGTCATCAACGATATTTACACAGGCGAATTTAACGGAATGATTGCTGGTAATGCGTGGGGTGCTTTCAATGCACTAACAGAACGCCTTGACTGGTATCGTTCTGCTCGTGGTGGTTCTAACGAATCTATCCTTGCATCTGCATCTGGTTTTGACCCTGCTATCAACGCAGAAAAAAATCGTTTGCTAAAAATTGTGCAAAGCACTTTGCAAATTGCATAACTAAAAAAATTCCTGAGCAAGAATTAAAACTGCTCGCAAGGTTCCATAGATCAATTGGTTAGATCGCTACCCTGTCACGGTAGAGGCTACGGGTTCAAGTCCCGTTGGAATCGCAAGCGTAAATGGGGCCCCGAGGGAATGTGATATAGGTCACATAATATTTCTAATAAAATAACTTTACGATAAAAGAATATTTTTCCTGGAATTTCTTTACGATAGGTTTGATTTTTTTCCCAAACCTTGCTACAATTAATATATAACCCAGTAACAGGAGATACCCATTTGTCAGTGCCCTCTGTTACACTTATAACATAACCCAAACAAAGGAAAGATATGACCCTAGAAACAGAAACAATGGAAGATCCAACAATGTACGCAGACTACTATTCTTGCGACCTTGCTATCTCTATTACAAATATCAAGGCTAAGAATGTACATCACGCAGAAGCCGTTATGCAAACCTTCATAGATGAAATTGGCAAGATAATGACTGATGAACTTAGTTGGGATGACGCTCAATGGGATATACAAGAAAATGTATTCCTACCTGAACTAGGTGAGTGGCACACAAAGTGAGAACCATTGATGAATTAGTTAATGAGATATACGAAGACAACTACTCTCATTTAGAGTTTGATGAGAATATGGGTGGGGAAGATTGTGACTGCCATATTCATACTACCCTAAACACAATCGTAGAGTATTGGTGGGACAAGTAATGCCATTAGTAGGATATGAAGAAGTAGATGCACTAGATATGATATTAGGAGTTCAGTCTGTTATGATTACTGTTAATCCTGATGATGACCCTTGGCTTCACAATACCCTGTGGAAAACCAAAGACTTCCTTGAAGGACTAATGGCAGAGGGGTACTTCTAATGTGGACTAAGCACGACTATGTATGTACTAACTGTGACGCTCTTATTGAGGTTACTGCCCTGGAGATACCAAGGGTAGATCCTGACTGTATTTGTGCTAGAGGAATGGTTATTGGTATTGGCTCATCCCCTGCGTATGAACCTGTGATGGAAGTCACACCCCGTGAAGTTGTAAAAATCAACACGAACCCGTATAATTAATATATGGACCTAAACACATTTATCGAATACATCAAACTACATCTGATTAGTCTTGAACAAGACCTTGAAGAGAACCCTGCCTCTATCCACGTGGTAGACATTGAGGGACAAATCTATGCTACTAAACATCTTTTGTCAGTGGCAGAGGGTAGAATATAACTATGATGAACACACAACTAGAACCAAGACTACAGAAACTCGTTGACCTAGGGGAGTCAGGTACAGATATCCTACACGGTGAACTTAAAAACCTAATGCTAGAAGCAGAGAACGATTATATTGAGATTGAGACTGAAGAGCGTGAAGGTGGCTACTCAGACGCAATGCTATCTATGGACAGAACAAGGGCAGAAGGAAGAATGGACGCACTCGTAGAAGTCTATGCCCTTACATACCAACTAGCCTTTGCTATCAATGACAGGATAAAGAAGAATGGATAACTTCATTGAAATGGACTTTGACGAATGGTGTGACACATACAAGCCAATCATTAACCATATAGACAGTAATGCCTCCTTTGACAATGGAAACGGTGGTGTTATGTTTGAGACCTATGGTGATGAGGTTGAGTTTGTTAAGTCTCAATCCCCTGAAAATATCTGGATGTTTGGTCAGGGTGACGACGGTGGTACCTATGTATGGAATGGCTGGGGATTTGTAAATAGACTAGGATACTTCATCACTGAGGTCCCCTGCCCAGATGGTCTGACCATTCAGGTACAGGTGGGAGAGCCTGACTTGACTTGTGATTTCTGCGGTGATATACTTGATGAAGAACTACCTCACGACCCACTATGCGAAGGAATAAATGTATGACAGATAATAATGATGTAGAGACAATCATCTCTTGCCCTAACTGTGACAACGAGATTGGCTATGACGACAAATGTCCTTGTGGCTTTGATGATGACTTTAACGGAAGGACAAGCGAGTGAACGAATACAAAGTAGAAATCATCTTTGAACCTACAGGTGACTATATGACATTTAGATACGAGGCTGAATCAGATAATGAAGCGGACCTCTGCAATGAAATTTTAAATCAACTATCAATTGTATCTTGGAAGGAAGAAGAGTAATGGGAGCACGGATCAACTTTGTATTTAAAGACGTTGAGGATGAGGCACACGTAGTGCTATATAGCCACTGGGGTGAGACAGAATGGCAGCGGGACATAGCAATGGCGCTGCTACATTCAAAGCCTAGGTGGAGCGATGCTAGTTACTTTACTCGTATGATGATTAGTTATCTTATGCAAGACTCTGTATTCAGTGATACAGGGTTTGGTATCTATGCTATTACTGGTACCAACTTTGATTTAGGTGAGACCACAGTGGTCATCGATATCGCTAAAGAAACTATCATTGATGACAAGCACAATGTCCTTGACTGGCAATTATTTATGGAAGCCTATTCACCAAAGGTTTTGGCTGAGCAAATCTAGGGAGTGGGTCCCCTAGACTAACAGGGTGGAGCGTAGGTTTTCGTAGGCTTGCGCTCCCCCTTACTTTTTGATACAATGGACAAGAGGAGATACCTATGGCTTATTCAATAAGACGAACGGCAACCCATAATAAAGAAAGCAAAATGGCAGAACAGTTAGGCAGACTCCTTACCCAAGATTTTGCGGTAGATTTAGAAAGAGTAGGATTTTATGTAGTAAGAAACCTACCACTAATCAACTATCACAGATTAGAAGTATTGAGTTTGACATCTATGGAAGAGTATGATAAACTTATGTTAGAGATGAAAGGACCCAATAATGGACTTCGCAGATAAGACAGGCATACTAGGTCAACTATGGATTGATTTCCGTGATGATGAAAACTTTAGTGCCTTTATGGATTACAATGACATTGGTGTTCCAATGGCATACTATGTAGCAGAAGGCCTGGTTAATGGTTTGACAGATCTTGGTAAACAATATGTTGAAGAGAGCATCGATATGATGTTTAAACTATTAGAGATCACAGAGGCAGAGGTTGAGGAACTAGATGAAATTAATCTAACAGAAGTTCTTAACCTGGCCTATGAAAAGAAAAACTCTGGTGGGTCTCTGGGCTAAAGCCCCTGAGATTTCCCCCGAGGGCAAATCATATCAAATTGGACATATTGGACAAACCATATTTCCAAAAGATCATTACGAACCTTTAAAAATTTTTCCCCAAACCAGGGGTATTACGAAGGACAAATTCTTTTCCCCAAACCTTATACCATACAAACCTTTATTTGTCAAACCTTAATATCAGGTGTATAATGTATTTATGACCCCAAGACACTTTGCAGAATATGCAAAAAGAGATCCCAAAGGCTATCAAGCATTCTCAGATAATATGTGGAATGGTTTTGTATCTATTACTAAGCATGTTCCTATAGTTAATAGGTTCTTCTCTTTCTCTCCCGCCGAGTTTCAGGTGGATCAAGAAACTGAAAATAAGATTACGAACGCCTAAAAATTTTTCCCCAAACCTGGCCGTTTTTGCCAGGGGATAAAGAGATTATATACCAAACCACTAGTACTAAAACATAGACAAACCTTTTATCCTGATTTTTAAATATTTATCAAACCTTTATATATTTTTATTACGATTTATCGACATTTTCTCCTGATTTTGGGAGATTTTTTTATGCATAAAATGGGCTTGACAAACCATAATTTATAGGTTATAATGCCCAAACCATGCATATAAAGGTTTGACAGATATGAAGGTTTGTGGTAAAATGCGGCTATAAAGGTTTGGAGATATGAAGGTTTGGCCGTTAGAGATTACGACCCCATCTATAAAAGGGCTCCCTAACCCACTTCCCTCCACTTCACTCCACTTCTAGACTGTCTAATAATATAATCAGTAACATATTTCTGTGGATAACTTGTGGATAACTATGATACAATAATCCAATGCACAAATTGGAATCATCATACAATAAGTTTATTCAGCCTACAGTAAGCATCCTATGCTTTGACTGTGGGGGTATGTATGAAATGCCATATGGGGTATCAAACCCTACATCCAAGTGTCCAAAATGCCAGGGGATCAAACCTCTTTTATAGCCTTATTGACCATACGGATCAAGGCCCTACGTGTTATCTTCGACGCATCAAAGGTCTCTGTGTATCCGCTTTGAGGCATATCCGCCTTATCCAGAAAGTGTCCATATCTTTCCCTTAGTGTTCTTAGTACTAGGGTTTCGACTGCTCTTGCCCTATCCCGTTCGAAAAAATGCCAATACTTAATTAGTATCCAACCCTTGGTCCTATGGCTTGCAAACCTTCTTCCGCTTATATCTGATATACCTACCTTGACAGCCTTATGTAGTGGGCTGTATAGTATATATAAGACTGCTTCATCCATAGACTCATTATACTTGACATACCCTGCTAATTTTGATATGATTGGTTTATGATTACTAAAAAAAATAAAAAGCAAATGCACCAATACGAAGAGGATTTTGTCTTTGTCCTAGAAAACCTCAAAAATGATATCAGTAGATATCTTGATGTAGCCAAGTCTGAAGATGTATCTCATAATGATATTAGTAGGACTATTTCATTGATTAACTGGACTGCTAGAACAGTTGCAGAAAATAGGGATGAGTTAGAGTTTAAGATAATGTATGCTAAGGAGCAGTCATAATGAAGGGTTCACTTTGTGCTTATAAGCGTGGAGAGCCTTACTTTACCAGTTATCATTGGTGTAATGAATGTCCACCTTCTGATGAATACCGTGCTCTTGAAAAGCAACAAAAACTAGACTGGGCTAAGGCCAATAAGGAAAGAGATGCTGCTTGGAAAAACAAGAATGCAAGAAGGATCAAGCATGACAAGTCATTGGCGGACAAGGGTTTCTAACCAATATTGCCCCTGTGGGGCATAGAAAGGTTTATAACTCCTATTTTGCGCCGAACTTTAAAGAATGCTATAATTAAAATATGGAAAAAAATGCGAACATATTGAATATGCTTCGCTTAGAGATGTACAAAACTACTGTACTTAATAGGTACGGGATGCCTTATGGTCCAAATATTATTATTGATCCTAAGACAAAGTACGTTACAAATTCCCTTGGATTTCGCACAGCAGAGTTTGACGATAAAACACCAGATTTTGTTTTTGCTGGATGCTCTCATACCTGGGGATGGGGAATTGATGATTCTTTAATTTGGGGCAATCGTATTGCAAAAACTATGGGGATAGAAACACGAAACCTTGGCATTAGCAATGGTGCTATAACAACAATCATAGATAATCTAATTGCATACTTTGATAAATTTGGTAAGCCAAAAGTATTGTTTTGTTTGTTTCCAAGTTTAGCAAGAATGAATTTTTGGACCAATAGAAATGTTTTTATTGGAAGGCACGGTTTTGATTTTGCAAGAGATACTGCCGTTCCAAGTCAGGGTAACTCACCGAAGTATTCACAAAAACCACATAAGTTGGAAGAGGTTCTAACCTCAGAACTACCAACTTTATTATCACTAAAATATATTTTAAATTTTGAGCAATACTGCCTTTCTAATAATATTATTTTAAAATATTCATTTTGGGATCCAGTAGATGATCGGATGATGGATGGATTACCGCACAATAATAGTTATAGCGGGTATGTCAAATCTGATTCTGCCCTATGGGTCAGAGATGGTATTGTTGAAGTCTTTAATGGGTCTAAAGATTGTCACGCACCAACCAACGAATTGGAGCAGTACTCATGGCTTCATGGAATGGATATAGAGTTATCAAGTTTACCCCACATAGGGGCACATAGACAGATTCACTATTATGAACTATTTCTTAATGAATATGGTAAGATTTATTCATGAAATTTATACTATTTTACTTAGAAAGGCTTGTTCGCTCTTTATTAAAGAAAAATAAAAAGAAAAAAGACTATATTTATTAAACTACAAACATGATATAATGATTAGATGAAAAAGTCTAAATGTTATTTTTGCGACGAAGAAGCAACCCATTACGATATTGTAGTAAATCACGCCGAATGGGTGGTTGCGGATGTTTGCCTTTCCCACCTTTCTATGGGCCTTGTTTCCTAACGCCTTGACTTATGCCAGCAATTCTGCTATCCTTAATGTATGATCAATATGGAAATACCAGATCCTTTTCAAACCTTTGTAGCCAAGAAATATGCTAACGCCAAAGGCTATGGCTATGATTTCTTTACTAAAGAATGGTCTTTTAAGTGTTCCTGTAAGGAAATGCTTTATGCTCCATCCCGCAAAATTATGACAAAGATTAGGTTGTTTCATACAAGAAATGAGTGCTTAGGTGGATACTGAAGAAGAGTTTGATCTAGAGTTTACTGTTGAAGAAATGATTAACCTTTATGGCATTAATAGCCTTGAAGATTTAGACAGAATTGACTAGAGTGAAGGCATATAAGATGACATGTATTGTGTGTGGACTATCTAAAGAGTCAGAATGGTTTTGGAATTCTCATCAAACAATGTCTGACGGAAAGATATGGTGTGTAAATGCCAAGAGAGCCTAAGATTACGAAGATGGATTGGCGTTCCCTAGGCTACTGGCCTGTGTGGAAAGATGGAAAGAAAGTGTGGGTGCCACAGGATGAAAAAGATTCAAAAGACTAACATACTTCCATTACGATGGATAGGTAATTTTTGTGGGGAGTTTGCTGGCAATCACCTTGTTAAGGCTATTGATTTAGATGAGGAATTAGATAGTAATTTAGGGTTTCGTTATAAATACCACGCAAAAATGTGGGTAATGCTTAATAAACCTTATGAGCGTTGGGGAACATACTATATTCTTGACAAAAACGAATGGTAAAGGTATAATTATATTATGAGTATAGATGAAATGACATTACGAGAAGAGATTGCAAGGGCTATTGAAGCCATATCAATTGAAGAGTCTGTAACCAACGCAGTTGGTATGAGGATGCTTGCAGCAAAGGTTGCAAGAGGAGAAAATAACTATATGACAAGTATGTTTGAAAGACAGGAGGATTTCGAATGATTAGTGCACTATTGTTAATTCCAGCATTTATTTTAGGATATGCTGCCTGCTATTTTATTATGACTTATAATGTTAATCAGGATTGATACAAGGCCAACAGCCTACATCTTCGATGTAGATGGAACTCTAGCCAATGTAGATCCATACATACATCTTGTTCGTGGCTCTAATAGGGACTATGAGGCTTTTCATGAGGCTTCTATAGATGCCCTGCCAAATGTAGATGTTGTTCAGATGTTAAATAATGCTGTTTCTGATAAACATGCAATACTTGTTGTAACATCAAGAAAAGAAAAATGGAGAGGTTTAACTTCTATGTGGCTTGCAAAAAATAATCTCAGGTCACACGCATTATTTATGAGGTCTGATGAAGATAATAGGCCAGACTATGAAGTTAAGAAAGACATCTTAGATAAGATTGATAAGCATTGGAATGTTGTTCACGCAGTAGATGATAATCCAAATGTTATCAGATTATGGGAAAATCACAAAATTCCTACTACCAAGATTGGTACCTGGGACGGGGACAAGTCTTGACTTACAACGAAGAGAATGGTATGATTAGTCTATGAGCAAACAAATTAAGAAGATATATAAGTGCAAGGAGTGTGAAACTTCTATTACGATTGTAACAAAGGTTCACGAACTTCCAGAATCAATTATCTGTCCTTGTGACAATGTGGCAGAAAACCAAGTGACTAAATGAAAAAGTCCAACAACAAAGTATCTCAGCATAAAATTAAGAGAGCAAACAAAAACAAAAAAAGAATACAGTCCAAGCCTTATTTGTCAAGGTTTGAACGTAAGCAAAAAGCAATCAGAGAAGGAATTATCTTTGATGCGTTAAATTCTTAACAATTAGGTTTGGAGTTTGTTATGATTGATCAAGACAAGTTAAATAAGATTCCAGAAGAAATAAAGTTATACATAATTAAAGAACACGTAAAGAAACAGTTCTATTGGACTGTAGGGTTCTTATCTTTTTTAGTTGGAACATTCTTTGGTTTATTAATTAAATAGGGACTAGCACCAGTAGCCAAGTTGGTTAAGGCACCGAACTCATAATTCGGCTATTCGTAGGTTCAAGTCCTACCTGGTGTACTAGACATCTGTAACTCAGTTGGTTAGAGTACCTGCCTTATATGCAGAGAGCCGAAGGTTCAAGTCCTTCCAGATGTACGATGCGGATGTTGCATATTGGTAGTGCCTCTGCCTTCCAAGCAGAAGGGGTGAGTTCGATTCTCATCATCCGCTCCAAGTCTCCATCGTCTAGTGGCCCAGGACTCTGCCCTTTCACGGCAGCAACACGGATTCGAATTCCGTTGGAGATACTTTACCTCTGTAGTTCAGTGGACAGAACGATGGACTTCTAAGCCATGCGTCGCAAGTTCGATTCTTGCCAGGGGTACTTATGATATAATATATTTGCCTGCCCAATAGGGGGGTAATTTAACTTATTCGCTTGAAAGGGGAATAACATGGTAACAAAGTACGCTATGGATCTATTCAATGATCCTTTTTTTATTGGCTTTAACAGAGAGTTAAATCGCCTAAATACTGCACACAAAACAAACTCACAGTCATATCCTCCGTATGATCTTCTTAAACTAGATGAAGACACATATCAGATCTCTTTGGCTATTGCTGGTTTTTCAAAGGAAGATATTGATGTATCCGTAGATAATGGAACACTAATTATTAAGGGTGAGATTGTAGAAGTAACAGATGCAGAGGTAGTTCATAAAGGCATCGCAGGAAGAAAGTTCGTAAGATCTTTTGCACTGG